GTAGTCATCCTTGTAGTCACCGATGCGTTGCCCCCATGCCCGTAGGCTGTGGCTACCTATCAGATTTCTAGGGAAGTCTGTTCTGGTGAAGTCGGCTTGCTTGACATCTGCCCAGATGAGCCGTGTGCAAACCAAGGTGTCTCTTATGATTCCTTTCGGATTAAAAGCACCTAGCTTTTGTAGTACAGGAATGTCGTATTTGATGATGTTATGCCCACATATCATGTCAGCATTCTCTAGCTTAGGGATGGCTTCAGTCCATACGCCTTTGCCGTGGTAACCCAATGCTTCACCAGTCTCTATATCTTTGAGAACTATGCAGTGAACTTTGGTTACATCATCAAGCAGACCGTCAGTTTCTAAATCAAATAAGTAACTAGAACTCATCAGCCACCTCATCAAATTCTGGATTGCACTCAAGCAAACGTCCCGTCTGTGGATTGTACTGAACGTGACAAGCTATGCCTGTCTCACCACTGAAACGATTCTTAAGTACCCTCACTGTTGTTGTGTTGGATTGCTCACCTTGTTGGTCACGCTCTAGGGATATCACCATGTCAGATAGCTGGGCTATGGCATGGCTACCACGCACCTGAGAGAGGCTGGTTACTGCTCCTTCCTCATGCCCTCTGTCACCGCTGGGACGCTTGAGATGGGACACCAATATCAACCCTACGCCTGTCTCTTGGACAAGGGTACGCAGAGCAGTCATGGCGTTATCTATCAGCCTACGTTCATCCCCATCACCCAAACCTGATACAACAATAGATAAGTGGTCAAGTACAATCCAAGAACACTCACATCCTTGTGCCAAGAAACGGACTCGATTAAGTAGGTTGTCAATCTGCGTAGAACCGAATGAATCATAAAAGTAAGTTCTGCCATTACCAATAACGCTATCATAAGCACCTCTAAGTTCTTCGCTTTCTGTTGTTGTCAGTCCCAAATGCAAAGGCTTGTTAAGGTGCAGACCCATCAGTCCCAGAGCCGTTCGCTTTACCGTCTCTTCTAACATAATGAATCCTACAGACTCACCTGTGTTGATTAGGTGATAGCCTATCTCTCTGGCTAGGTTGGACTTACCAATGCCTGACCCTGCTGTGATGGTAGTAAGCTCAGACTTCCTAAGTCCTCTGGTTTTCTCATTGAGTCCTTGGTAGGGGTAGTCAACAGCATGGACAACATCCTGTGTAGAGACAGATGTCCATAGGTCATCTCCTGCAACGATACCATCTGGCCTGTAAACCTTGGCTTCCCACATAGCACTGATAAGTTCTTTTGACTTACCCTGAACGAGCATCTCGTTAGCGTCCTTAAGTGGGAGCGAGGCAATCTTAGCCTTGCCAGGTGCGAGGACTGAAGCACAAGCCTTAGCTGCTTTCTGTCCTGCCTCATCCATATCAAACATAAACACCACAGTCTCAAACTTCTGGAGCCACTCAAGGGATTTTTGTACGTCCTTCTTAGCTCCCTGTGCGCCATTCTTGACTGAGACTACAGGCCACTTGTTGCCCTGCACTTGTGATAGTGACTGGGCATCTAGCTCACCCTCAGTGACACATATCATCTTGCCACCGTCACGCCACATCCACTCACCGTAGAGGCCACAGTCTCTTGATGAGCCATTCCATTGGAACGTCTTATCGGCAAACCTTAGCTTCTGGGCAATGACTGTTCCGTCTTTATAATAGTTAGCTACCTGACAGGTCTTCCCGTTGTGTGTTGAAACACGGTAGTCAAACTTTCTGCAAGTATCTTCAGTGATACCTCGCTTAGGAAGTGCTTTAATTTCTCCTTTGAACTTATTGATATATAAGGATTCTACTTCTTCCTGCTTCTCAAATGGGAAGTCTTCATTAATCATTGTGTCTGCCTTCTCGTAGTATCCACACCCAAAACAATGAGCATGACCATCAGAGTAGCGGGCAAGATTATCTCTCGACCCGCACTCTGGACATGGCTCGTGTGCAATGAAAGTGGAATCATTAAGTTCCTCTTGCATTCATCCACTCCTGTACATCAAATGATGGACACGCTTTATCTGCTACTTCATTGTGACCGATGATTCTAGCCTCTGGATATTTGGCTGATAAGCCATCTACCAAGATACTGAGCATTCCCCACTGTGCTTCTGTGAAGTTATCTTCAGGGTCACCTTCGTCATTGATACCACCTACCAGACAGACTCCAACTGAGTAGCTGTTGTGTCCTCTGGCGTGTGCGCCAATGTCATTGAAGTCTCTACCTATCTCGATAGAGCCGTCACGCTTTATGACAAAGTGGTAGCCAATCTTCAGCCAGCCTCTTTGCCTATGCCAACGGTCTATCTCTCTTGCATCTATATCTTGAGATGGGCGAGTTGCAGCGCAGTGGATGATTATTTCTTCCGTCCTTTTACGCCCTTGCATAATTCCTCCGTAGTCAATTTAGTTTTCTTTGGTAGCTTCTCTTTAATCCAATCCAACGGGATGCTTTTGTCGGCATACTGGAAGCCCAAACGCTGACACCACATCCCATAAGTTGTCCTTGATTTACTACCGATTCTTGTCCGTGAGTTGCTGAAGACAAACCGTATGTCTAACTCTGGGTTCTGCTCTTTGATGAGCTTGTGCTTAGACCTGTCGCTACTGAGGAACTGCCCTTTGGTTTCAACAATGATTCCATTGGGCAGAACAAAGTCAGGCTTGTACCTAGAGTGAGGCTTCTGGTAGATGACCCAACCTGGAGGTTCATAAAAGAACTCAACCCCCAGTTCTGTCAGTTCACCCGCTACCTTTTCCTCAAGACCACTTCTGAAGGGCGATGATTGTTTTCGCCTAAAAGTCTTCATCATCTATTTCAAACCCGTGGACTTGGGCTGTCTCCTCCTGTGGTGCAGTGAATCCTTCGGTTGCTTCAAAGCCATAGTTAGCTGCATCAGCACCACCACCGCCTGTCTTGAGTTCGATAATCTGAACAGCCTTCAGACGCATGGACACCCCTGCACCTACTGCTGCTACATAATATGGAACTAGGTCTGACGAGATGCGGAGCGTAGAACCACCCCAGATAGAATCAACGTCAGTCATCAGAGTGCCTTGGGCATCAAATAACTTAGGACTCATCTCGATTGTCCGTCCGTCTTTAGTGTTGACCTTAGCCTTCATCTTGAACTTGAAGATAACTCGACCAGTCTCTTGGCCTTCATCATCTAGCTCATTGTAGTATGGAGGTTCCTGTATCTTTGGACGCTTGCCAGGAGGAATCATCCCCTGAGCTTCTTCCATCACCTCGTCAATCTTGGCAGTGATAGGTGCAGCCTCTTCTTCTGTAACAGATAGGCTCACCTTGTACTCACCCATAGCATTGAACTTGGTGTCAGGCTGTGTAAGATGTGGATATATTGCTATACCCGCTGGTGTTACAATTTTCAAATAGTCTTTCGACATACAAATAATCCTCTTGTGGATAGTTGGTTTCAATAATAAATCCGTAAGTCTCTACGGCTCTTACTTGGATATCTAAAGGGACTAATAAACCCCTGTCTTCATAGTATCTTAAGACTTCATCCATTAGTTTCTCCTTTAGAGATTTGACCTGTCGGTCTAATATGGTGGGTATTAATTGTCATAGTGGATAGTATCATGCAAAGAAAAATTCTGAGTGTTCGACCTGATTAATATCTAGGTCACCCTTGGATGGAACTGGTGGGATTTCACCATGCTTTTCAGGTGGCAACACCTCCAACAGACTAGCCCTAAAGTTCTCTAGGACATCCTGTTGTGTGTACATTTTCACAAAGGCTTTACGCAAGCACCACCATAGGCTCTCCGCATCTGCAGCATGAGTTCCGTAGCTGTCATGCACCATTGCAAAGCTCTTGATACCAAACTCTAATGCTACATCGATGGTCATCATCATGTGTGCTGCATCAATCGAATGTACAAAGTTAGGAGAGATACCATTTGACTGCCTAATTTTGTCTATCTTGCCTGTCTCTTTATACAGTGTTGGTCTGAACGTAGAGCCTAGTAGCTTAGTCTCGATGCGATAGGGTTTGGTTTCCTTGTAAGCCTGGAGAACAGGAAAGTTCACAGGAGTATCCCATCTGATAGACAACCCTTCTGATGAGGCAACCCTTGAGGATTTCTGTAGCCACGCCATAGCATCTGTAGCGGCATGAACTACCTCACCTATCGAATCCCAGATGTGCTTAGACAAGAATGTTGCAGCCCTAAATGCGTCCTCTCCAAACGGATGCATATCACCTTTCTCTTTCTGCTCTACGATGTAGTCCATCACAAAGTCAGAGAAAGAATACTGTCTACCCCCGTAGGGCAACACCATACACGGGCGTTTGGTACAGCCTCGCTTCACTCCAAACTGCAACCAAAGTTCAGCCAAAGGTTCATCCATCTTCTTCAGCTTGGCAGTCACCCTGTCAGCTACCCTCTGGTAGATGTCTTGTGGCTCCTCCATTGGTACAAGATTAACTTCCTTGCCTGTCGTAGTTGACCGAAGCATGGCTGCAAAGTGCTGAAGTCCATTACAGGAACCATCAGCTGCAACTGGTAGGTGAGACACAAAGCCTTCGCCCTCCTCTCGCCACCCTGCCCACTCATCACAAAAGGCTAGGAACTGAAATGGACTGGAGGATTCTTTAGCCCACCAAAGGTCAGCCAGAGGGTCTTCTGCAGCCAACAAGATACGCTCCTCATTCTCAAGCACCCAGTCCACTCTCGCCTGGAGAGATACCTTGTCAAACCCAAAGCAGTTAGCACCATGAATAGCTAGGTGACACGCACC